TAGATTTTGGATATTTACACCTAATCAGCTATATTGTGCGTTGAAAAAGAATGGAATGTGTGAAATAGAACTATAATTATGGGTGCATTTAGAAAGCCAAAGTATCAAGAAAGTGCTGCAGACAAAGCAGTTAGAGAAGATATTGAAAAAAGAAGAAAAGAAGAATTAAAAGAACAAGAAGAATTAGAAAAAAAAGAAGCTAAATTAAAAAAAAGAAAAGAAAAAGGTATGGTTGGAATGAGATCATTATTCTCAAGAGCTGGTGGTAGAGGATTTTATCAAGAAGGTAAGGAAAAATAATGGGCGGTAATACAAGTACAAGTTCATCTTCTGGTGGAGGAGGAGGTGGAAGTAATAACAATAATAATAATCAAGCTAATCAAATTTCTAAACAAGTAAAAAAAGATATTGGTTTAACAGCAGTAGGAGGTATTGGTGGCCCACAAATGGGATATGTTGCATCAAATGCACCTAACCCTCAAATGTATGGAAAAGCTGCATCTGAATCAGCTAAAAAAAGAATGGCAGAAGCTGGTATGGGAACATACAATCCTGAAACAGGAAGTTTTCAAAATGTTGTAAATAATCAAATTATATCAGGAACTGGATCTGTAATGGGTGCTTCTATGGGTAGTGGTGAATCAACTATTATGGGTCAAATACCTATTTCTAAACAAATGTTTGAATCACAAAAAAGATTACAAATGATTGCAACAGGAGCTATGGCAACTTTGGGTGTTCCATTAATGGGTGCAGCATTTATGGATTATAATAAAAAAAGATATTCAGATTATGTAACTAGTTTTAATACTGCATTACAAAGTTCTACATCTTATGCAGCAGCTAGTCCAAGTACAAGAGATACTTCTGATGCAACAATACAAGATACTAAAGCACAGGCAGAAAGTGGAGAAGCTGCAGCAGTACAACAAGCATTAAATAGAAAAGCTGCAATAGCTAGAAAAGAAGCAGCTGTAAAAGGATCAAGAACATTTTTTGGTGGAAGAAAAAGAACAATAGAAGGTAGAATGGTTGGAGGATTATAATGGCATTTATACCAGTAGCAGAAAAAAATATTTCATCAGGATATACTGATAATAAATTTAAAAATTTTTTTAAAAAATATCAAGATGCAGAAACAATCTTTGATCATTGGAAAGATAAATATGAAGAAGCATATGAATATACAATGCCTTCAAGAGAATCTTTTTATGAAGAAACAATAGGCGAAAGACGTACTGATAAAATATTTGATGAAACTGCAGTAGTAGGTATTCAAGAATTTGCTAGTAGATTACAAGCTGGTATAGTTCCTACTTATGGCAGATGGGCAAACTTTGAAGCTGGTACTGATATACCAGAAGATCAAAGACCAGCAGTTAATGAAGCATTAGATGAGATAACTAAATATGTTTTTGAAATATTAGCTGGATCAAACTTTAATCAAGAAGTACATGAAGCATTTATGGATTGTGCTATTGGCACTGGTGTAATGCTAGTAGAAGAAGGTGATGCATTAAATCCTATAAAATTTACTGCAATTCCTTTGCCTAAAGTAATGTTAAACAATGGGCCAGATAATAAAGTAGATACAGTATTTAGAAAAAGACAGATAGCATATAATCAATTAATGACTGCTTATCCTAAAGCAGAAATGTCTGAAAAGATGTTAAAAGCTATTGAGAATAATGAAACTAAAAAAGCAAATATTGTAGAAGGTGTTTACAAAATTTACGATGAAGCAAACACAGAAAAATATAAATATTGTGTTGCTTGTATGAATGAAGAAGAAATTATTTTTGAAAAAGAATTAGATGGAGTTGGTAGCAATCCTTATATTGTATTTAGATGGAATAAAGGATCAGGTGAAGTTTATGGAAGAGGGCCTGTATTTAATAGCATGGCTGCAATTAAAACAACTAATCTTACAGTAGAACTAATATTACAAAATGCACAAATGAATATTAGTGGAATATATACTTATGAAGATGATGGTGTTGTTAATCCTGATAATATAAATCTTGTGCCAGGTGCTTTAATTCCTGTAGCTCCAAATAGTAGAGGTCTTACACCTTTAGCTGGTGCTGGTAGATTTGATGTAGCTCAATTAATATTAGCTGATATGCGTCAAAATATTAAGAAAGCATTATACATGGAAACATTAGGTAGACCAGAAGGTACACCAATGTCTGCTACTGAAGTATCTGAAAGAATGGCAGATCTATCAAGACAAATTGGATCATCATTTGGTAGACTACAATCAGAATTTGTAACACCATTACTTCGTAGAGTAATTAGAATATTNTCTAAACAAGGTAGAATAGCAATTCCAAAAATTGATAATAGAGAAGTAACTGTCATAGCTCAATCACCATTAGCTCAAGCTCAACATCAACAAGATGTTGCAGTAGTTAATAATTTTAATGCAATACTAGCTCAAACATTTGGCCCACAAATTCTTAATATGATTGTTAAACAAGATGAAGTAGCTAGATATTTAGCAGAAAAATTAGGATTACCAGAAAAATTAATACGAGATCCACAAGAGCAGCAACAAATAATTCAATCGTTGCAAAACATGGCACAACAGTCTAATATGGCACAAAATGAGTTGGGAATCCCTAGTCAATCGCCAGAAGGACAATAAAAAAGATACTAGCGAAATAGATCAAATATTTGCTGCAGTTTTTTCTGATCCTGACGGAAAAAAAATATTGGAATACTTTGATAGTATTGTTATGAATACTACAGTAAATCCTACTGCTGATAGTAGAGTATTATGGCATTTAGAAGGACAACGATTTATGCTGCAACAAATTAAAAATAGAATTAAGCGAGGTAAAGAATGGAAGAAGAAGTAGTTACTCAAACAGAACAAACAGAAGAAAGCTCTAAACCAGATTTTGTTCAAGATAAATTTTGGAACAAAGATACTAATGAAATTAATATAGAAGAACTATCCAGTAGTTATAATTCATTAGAAAAAAAATTAGGATCAAGAACAGAAGATTTATCTAAACAAATTAGAGAAGATATAGCTAATGAATTAAAAGCTAAAGTTCCTGAAAACTATGAAATCAGTATGCCTGAAATACCAGAAAATGTACAAATGGATATTGATCCTGAAATGCCTTTATTACAATGGTGGCAAAAAACTGCAAAAGAAGCTGGATTATCTCAAGATCAATTTAATACAGGTATAGAAGCTTTTGTTAATAATGAAATAGGAAGTTTACCTGATCTTGAAAATGAGAAACAATTATTAGGTGAAAATGCAAATGCAAGAATAGAAGCTGCTGATTTATGGAGTAAGAAAAATTTATCTACTGATTCCTATGATGCTATATCTGAATTTGCTAGTACAGCTAAAGGTGTAAAAGCATTAGAAGAAATAATGAAACTTAATAAAGATGCACCAATACCACAAACTGAAACAGCTATTGATGCTGCTCCTAGTTTAGATGATCTTAGATCTATGATGAAAGATCCTCGATATTGGAAAGATGGAGATAGAGATCAAGCTTATATTAATAAAGTAAGTAACTTATATGAAAAGTACTACGGAAATCAAAAGGCGAGTTAAAGCTACTTGGCGTGATGCACAATCGTTTGCTGAATGGCTAGATCCTATTGAGGGTAAAAAATTAAAACCAGCTATAAATTATAGTGAAGGATATGTCTTAAAAGATGATGATGATGTATTAATTTTATACATGACATATAATGATACAGATATTGGTGATACTTGTGTTATTCCTAAAGAAAATGTTGTTGATATTTGTGAGTTGAAAAATCTTAAAAAAAATGTCAGTAAAGAATAAATAGACCTCTAAGGCCTTAGATATGCCTGTAAAGATAACATATCAAACTCCTGTGAGACAATCTAGGTAAACTTAACAAGCATACGGAGGTTAAAATGTCTGCTTCTATTACTAATGCTTTTATCACTCAGTTCGAAGCTGAAGTGCATATGGCATATCAAAGAATGGGTAGTAAGCTAAAAAGCCTAGTGCGTACTGTAAACGGAGTAAGTGGTGAATCTGTAAAATTCCAAAAAGTTGGAACAGGTGAAGCTACAAGCAAAGCAAGACACGCAGAAGTAGTTGCTATGAACATTTCTCACACAAATGTAACTGCAACTCTAGCTGATTTCTATGCGTCTGATTACGTAGACAAACTAGACGAGCTTAAAACCAATATTGACGAAAGATCAGTTGTTGCAAATAATGCAGCATATGCTCTTGGTCGTAAAACTGATTCTATCATTACAACTGCTATGGCATCTGCTACTACACTAGCTAACAATGCTGGTGCTCAAGGTGGTACTGTGGCAACTGACATGAACGTAGATAAGTTCCAAGAAATGCAAGCGCTTTTCGGAACTAATGATGTTCCTGATGATGGCTCAAGATACTGGGCAATCGGCCCTAATCAATGGTCTAACTTACTTGATGATGATCAATGGTCAAGAATGGAATACATTGGATCTAACGAATTACCTTTCTCTGGTATGAATTACACAGCGAAAAAATTCTTAGGTTTCTTAGTATTTGTACATTCTGGTCTAGATTCATCTGGCTCTACTGATAGACACACTATTGCATGGCACAAGTCATCAATGGGTCTAGGTGTAGGATCTGAAGTTAGAACTGAAGTAAACTACATACCTGAAAAGGTATCTCACTTAATGACTTCTTACTTATCTATGGGATCAATTCTAATTGATACTAATGGTATTAGAGTACAGAAGTGTGCGGAATAGGAGATAAATAATGGCATACGAAACTTCAAATCCGATTAAGAAAATATCAGGAGCTGGTGCTGGAAACTCACTATGGTTTTATACTGATGGTGATGCTAAGGCAGCTGTTGTAGCTTCTGGCTATTTCAATTCTGCTTACAAAGAATTAAGCAAAGGTGATGTTATCCTTTGTTCAATCGGTGTAGGTGGAACTCACGAAATGGACGTAATAACAGTTACTTCTGNAACAGGTGCAACTACTGTAACAACAGTAGCTCTTGCATAAGGAGATTAACAACTATGAGGGGGTTTATCCCCCTCTAGTCAAATAGGAGAAATTATGGCAATAAGTGCAGCAGTAGGTGTAGGTAAAAAAATAGTTGGCAAAGCTATAAGTGCTGCCAAAAAGAAAAAAAAAGATTTAGAAACTAAAGGTCGTAGAATAAAACAAAAAAAAGTAAAAGAAGAATTAACTAATGCAAAATTTAAATCAGCTATAGATCCTAACAAAGCTGCAATAGACGCAGATAAAGCAACAAGAAAAATTATGAAAACACCTGATATTATTGCTGGTGTAGGAGCAAGTGCAGCACAAACAGGAAAAAAAGCTATTAAAGCAGCCAAACCAACAATAGATAAAACTAAAACTAAAGTTAAAGATTTAAATAAAAAAATTAATAAAACAGTAGAAAAAGCACCAGTTATAAGTGGTATTATAGCTGGAACATTAGGAACTTCTGTTTTAGCTTCTGCAAGTAAAGTATCCTATACATATAAAAAAATGCCAGATGGACAAATACAAGTTAATTTAACTGGTGATAAAAATAAAAATACTTTTATGTCACCAAGACATTTAAATCCTAAAGAAATAGATGATGTAAGAATAAATATGGATATGTTAGAATCTATTGTTGTTTCAGATGATCCTCAAAAAAGAAAAAAAGAATTTACTAATATTGTTTCTTATTTAAATGAAAAATATAAAATTAATCAAATACAAGGAAAAAATTTAAGTATAATGCTACCTAGAGAGTAATGTATGGCAGTAACCAAAGTAGATATAGCTTCAAGAGCATTAGTAATGATAGGAGCAAATCCTATTGCTTCATTTACTGATGGAACAACAGAAGCTAACGTAACTAACACAATATACGAAGAAATTATTGAATCTAGTTTAACTAGACATAATTGGAGATTTGCAACAGGACAACAACAATTATCTTTATTAGCAGATTCTCCTACTGGTAGATTTGAATATGCATATCAAATACCAGCTAATCCTGAATGTTTAAAAATATTAGCAGTTACAGTTAATGATGCATTAATACAGTATAATAGATACGAAGATAAAATTTATTTAGATGGTTTTGGATCTCAAAGCACAGTAATTATGGATTATATTTTTAGACAAAGTGAAGATCAATTTCCTCCTCATTTTAGATTAGCAATAGAATATAAACTAGCTAGTATTTTTGGTGGATCAGTAGCAAGAGACGCAGCTTTAGTAAGAGAGTTTGATCAACTAAGTGAAAGACAAATGCTAATAGCTAAAAACACTGACTCACAAGAAACTACTACTAAAACACTTTCTACTGATAGATTTATAACAGAAAGAAGAAGCAGTCGTAGTGGACTTGTGGTCGGATAATGCCTAGAAAAGTAAGACAAGTATATACAAATTTTTCTGCTGGAGAAATTAATAATCTCCTTAATGCAAGAACTGATGCTAAAGCATATTTTGAAGGTGGTAAACAAGTACGCAACTGGTATTTATTAGATGAAGGTGGAGTAATGCGTAGACCAGCTACTGAGTATATGGCTACAATGCCAGCAGAATGTAGAATTATTCCATTTATATTTTCTAATGATGAGGTTGCAATATTTGTTTTATCAAATAATAGACTTGATGTTTATTCTAATAGTGGTGCTGTAATACAATCTAATATAACTTCTAATTGTAATTGGACTACTGCTCAATTATTTGAATTAAATTTTGCACAGTTTGGTGATACTGTTTTTATTACACATAGAAATAATCCTTCAATTCAAATTAAAAGAACTTCTGCAAGTACATTTAGTGTTTCTGAATTTGAATTTGAAGAAGATGAAGATGTGGTAGTTTCTGGTGCATATAAAACTCATGC